GGCATCTGTGGAGGGACCCATCACTTTGTTGGCCGGTTGAAACGTTCGGTGTAGAACCTTGCCTCGCGTTCGAACACCTCGGGGAATTTCGCTTTCATCGTCGCGACGACGACTGCGTTGATCCGTTTGGTGTTGAACATCTGGCTTACGTCGATGACTTGCACCGGCGCAATCTGCTCCCCGTGTTTGCCGCCCCACTTGCGGCTGCCCGCCCTGGTGCCGGGCACGCGTTCGAACACCGTGCGCCCCTTGTTCCCGATGAAGGCGCCCTGCCCATACTTACCTTTGACCAGCTTCTTGCCGCTGGTCTTCTTGAACTTCGCAAACAGCGCGCCCAGCGTGCCGTCCTTGCGCCGCTTCCGCGCCTGCGCCAGGCTGACACTGTTCTCGATGAACGCGATGATGTTTGCCGAGCGCTTGCGGTCAGACCCACCGCGCAGGCTGCCCTCGATCGAGAACAACCCGCCCTTCTTGCTGGCCCGCACTACGCGCAATCGATCGCGCACATATGCGGCCTTGACGTTGAACTCAGCCGTGATGCCCCGGACCATCGCCGTCTTGGCTTGGTCGAGTGTCTTGTTGATCGCACTCGTCAACGCCGCACCGCGCACCCCCTCCTGCAATTCGCTCAGCTTGCGCGCCACATCCGGGAAATTTGTCGTCACGTTGATCTGCATATCGAACCCTCAGTCCATGCCCTTGCTGCCACCCGACCCACGCGACGACACCTTGCGAAACGGGGTGTGCCCGTCCCAATCAGCGAACTGCTGATACTCCCCGCTGAACCATAGGTTGATCGAGCCCGGCGCCCCATTGCGCTGCACGATTTCCAGCTGCGCATGGTGGCGCCAGTCTTCCGTGTGCTGGCCCAGCGGGTGAGCGAATTCGCGGTACAGCAGCGCGATGATGTCGGCCGCCGCTTCAATCGCTCCGCTGTCGCGCAGATCCGTCATCACCGGTGGCCCGTGCCGCTTGTCGGCCTCACGACTCATTGCCGAAAGCAGAATCACCGCCACCTTGAATTCGCCCGCCAAAGCCTTCAGCCCGTTCGCGATGCGATCGAGCTCACTGTTGCGGTTGTCGCCCTCCCCGCTCATCAACTGCAGAAAGTCGACGATCACCACATCGATCGTCGCCATGCGCTTGGCTGCCATCAACTTGCGGCGCACATCGCCCAGCGTCAACGCGCGCTGATCGTCGATCACCATCGACATTGCCTTCATCCGCTCGATCGCATCGCTCATGCGCGACCAGTCGTCGGGCGTCATCTCCGCCGGCTGGCGCAACCGCGCCAGATTCAGCGACCCCATCGCCGCGGTGTTGCGCGCCACCAGCTCATTGGCCGGCATTTCCTGGCTGCACATCAGCACGCCGTAGCGCTGCGCCATGTTGCGCGCGAGGGTCAGAACCAACGCCGTCTTGCCCATCTTCGGACGCCCGCCGATCACCATCAACTCGCCCTCGCGCAGGCCACCGGCGAGGATCTTGTCGAGCGCCGAAAGCCCGGTCTGAATGCAACGCGTGCGCCCTTCCGCCTCATCCGACAGCCGCGCGACGAATTCGACAATCGCCGTTTGCAGCAGCACCGATTCGCGCGCCGCCGAACCGTCCGCCACCCGCGCCAGCGAAGTCATCGCGCCATCGATCTTTTGCGCCAGCGTGCGCTTCGGGTCCGGTGCCGCCACGCTCAGCGCCTGGCCAATCTGCATCAGCGCACGTTCGTTCGCCCGCTCGCGCACGATCTGTGCGTAAGTGCGAATGCCCGCCGAACTGGGCACTGAAGTGCAGAACGAGTTCAGCACTGCCATGCCGTGGCCGCTGGCCTCGGCCACCGTGATCACGTCGGCCGTCTTGTGCGCCAGCACCAGGCCGCGGATCGCACCGTAGATCGACCGATGCATGGGGTCGAAGAAGTCCTCCACGCGAAGCACTTCGGCAATGCGGTCGAGCGCCGAGTTGTCCAGCATCACCGCGCCCAACACCGCCTGTTCCGCCTCCACGCTGTGGGGCGGCTCGGCCATGCGCTCCATCTCGTCTCGAGCACTCACGCCGCGCGCTCCATCCGATGCTGCGCCGGCTCGTTCGCCGCCGTGCACACCATCTCGGCGACCCCAGCCTGCGCCATCCGCTCCTCAGCCGCGCGCGCCGCCTGCGCCTGCAGCCCCTGCGTCGACAGTTCCGCCGCCTGCCCCGGCTTGATGAACCACAGCCGGTACCAGTTGCCCTCCACCGAGTTGCGCAGCGTCATCGGCCAGTCGCGCTGCATCTTCCCGGCCTCGCTGCGGCGCCGCTTGAAAAGCCACCAGTGCAGCGCCAGGATGTCCTCGCTGATGCCAACCTCAGCGCAGTACGCGAACAACGGGTCACCCTCGGGCACCGGCTTAACGCCCTGTTCGCGGCATTGCGCCAACCACGCTTTCAGGGACACCAACGGCTTGCGAACACGTCCGACCGGAGATCGCTTGACGTCCGGTTCAGACGCTTCGTTGTTTGCATGAGACACCCCATCCTCATCACCCCCTTCAGGGGGTAAGGGGGTATTAATGGACTCCTCCATGGAATACTCGTCTGACACAGCTGTGTCAGGGTACTTTGGCGAATTTGTCAGGGTAGGGTGCCCTGACAATTTGTCGTGGTACCACTCCAGGTTGAGCACGTACTCGGTTGCCATGCCCTCGATTCGGCTGCCCCGTTTGCAGCTGCCGCCCAGGCCTTTGCTCACCGGGATGAGAAAACCAATCTGCCGCAGTTTGGCCATCTGCCGCGTGACGGTTCGTGGGCTGGCGCCGACATCGCTGGCCAGCCGCGCGATGCTGGGGCGGATCGAGCGGCCCTCGGGGTCGGCGTAGTCAGCCACGCACATTGCCAGCAGCTTCAGCGCCGCCGGTCCCTTGAATTCCTTCTTCACCACCGCGGTGGCTTGCCAGCTCATCGCAGCGCCTCAGTTTCGTGCATCGCTTTGCATCGCATTGTTTTCGGGGCAGGCCGGGCAGGCCACGCCTATGCTTTGCGCATGGCCGAAGCAATGCCGCTCCAGCACCAGGCGCACGTAGTCGCTCAGCGCCCGGTCATCACGCGCCGCCAGGCGCATCAACGCCTGTTCCAGCCGATCACTCACTCGCAACGCCGGCAGCGTGGCGGTGCATTTGTCGTTGTTGGCCATCGTCGGGCCCTCCCGTCAAAACCAGAACCGCAAAAAAAATCGCGCCTCTGGCCGCGGGGCCGAAGGCGCGGCAACTCACCCGCAGGGGCGAGAGGAGAACAGGGTTTTCACTTGTCGCGCGTGTGGGGAAGCGCACAGACCCACAGTCGCACTGCGGCGCAGAATGAGGCGCCGCGAATCTGCGCCGGTTGCAGTCACACCGCGCAAAAAAAAGACGCCCTGTCCGGGCCGCAGGCGCGCGCGCAAGCAGGGTGGCAGCCCCACGCCGTGGCACGATTCGCGTAGCACCACTTCACGCTTCACAGCGGGGGCCACCATGGAAACCAAACTGCCACCACACCTTGTGGTGATCGAGCACGAACTGAGCGGCGTCACGATTCAGAGCCCTGTGGGTCTGATTCGCGGCTACCAGCTTCGCTATCTGACACAAGGTCCGCCGGACCCGCAGAATGCGCCGACTCCGCCGCAATGGTCTGTTCGATACTTTCTGACCGAGCGAGCCCTGGAGGATCTGGTTCGCACCACAGAACAGCACATGCGCGAAGAAGGTCATCTGGCCGTCCGAGCACCGCCCGGAACGTCGGTCCAGTAAAGCAGACGAAGGGCGAACACTCCACCGGCCCGTCACGCCGCATCGCGCACCTCATCCAACGCCCCGGGTTGGGTGACGGTTTCGGGCACCTCGGGCGCGCCATCGACGCCGATCAGCTCGGGCCAGATGCGGTGCCAGTCGTTTGGGAACAGATCCCAACGCCGGTACTGCGTCTTGGCCTCAATGGGCACCACCAACAGCACCAGCTTGTCTCGCGGTATGCGGTGGCCCCGCCACTCGTGCACCGAAGGCGGTTTCACGCCCGTCAGCCGTGCCACCGAGGTGGTGCCCCCCAACGCGTCGATGAGTTCCGAAGCTAAGTCCATAACCGGATGTTAGGGATGCCTTTTTGTTTTGTCAAGGGATGCCTAAACGGGTAAGAAAACACAGATCACAAAATACTTAGGATTCCCTATTGACAATCGCAGCAAGGATCGCCTAAGATTATTTCATTGCATCCCCCGGATGCGCACGGAGCGAAGATGCAACCCACCGCACCCAGTTTCCCCGCCGGCCCCGCGCCGATCGACAGCGAATTCGCGCTTGCCGCGTCCGCCGCGCGCAGCAGCCTCTACTGGCGCGGGCTGGCCCGCAGCATTCGCGCCGGCATGACGGTGTACAACACCACCGCCCGGCGCTGCGACGACATCGCCCGCAGCCATGAACGCGAGGTAACGCTCGCCGCGCGGCGCGCTGAACTCTCGGGCGCCGATGCGCTCGACGTCCAGACGTCCGAAACCGCGCCGCACTTCACCCCGCCCGGCGCCTACCCGTTCGCCAGCACCGCCGCGCAGGCCAGCGCCCGCGCCGCGATGGAACACGCCGCGCGGCACGGCCGCCTGGCCGCCCTGCCCGCGTGCTTTGCCGCAGGTGCCGCATGAGCGCCAGCTACAGCACCGACACCGCCCGCACCGCCGTGTGGGTGTCGCCCAAGCCGCCTTTGCCCGCGCCGCCCAAGGCCGACAACCGCCGCGCCCGCCGCCCGGGCCGGCCGCGCAAGCTGCCCATGGTGGCCATGCGCGTCGTCGGCATGCGCGGCGAGCACTACTCACCGTGGCAGGGCATCTACAGCAGCGCCACCACCGACCTGGGGCAACTGGGCGAAGCGCTCTGGTACCGCATGCGCGACACCACGCGCTGGAGCCACGCCGCTTGCTGGCGCGTCACCACCGACGTGTGCGGCCAGCACATCCACCTGTACGCCGTCGTCGACGACTTCGGCACCCTCATCGCCGTTTCAGGAGCCTGAGCCATGCGCAATAACCCCGCAACGCTTTACCCCGTCACCAGCCTGATCGCCCAGCGCATCAGCGACTCGTTGATGATCCCGCCACTGCACGCCGCCATTGCCGGCCTTGAGGTGACCGAATTGGCGCCCGAAGACGGGGCGATGCAGTGGCACCTGTGCATCCAGTTGCGCGAAGCCGGCTTCGGCGAAACCAGCCCGGCCGAATTGACGGATGCCGACGACCCCTTCACCGTCACCGCCCCCGCGCCGCTGCTTGACCTGGCGATGCGGGGCATCTGAGCATGGCCCGCATGAACGGCCACGGCTTTCCGCCGCTCACCGGCAAAGCCACCAGCGACACCAGCGCCAGCGCCGACGGGTGTGGCACGAGCAGCAGCACGGTCAGCAGCCCAGGCAGCACCGTGCACTACCTGCGCCGCGCCCGGCCAGCCCCCGTGCAGTTCCCAGCCCTGCCCCCAGGCTGGCCCGACGCACCTGCCTACATGGCCGACCAGGCGGCCGAGGAAGCTGCAGAGCGCGCCGCAAACCTCGCCATCGATGGACTGGTCGCACGCGCCCAGCACATCAACGGCCTGGCCCAGCAGGCAGAGCAAGACGATCACGACGCCTGCCTGCGCCGCACCCGCGAGGTGTACACCCGCGCCGCCGAAGACGCCGCCGCCGCTCAGGCCGTCGCCTCGCGCTGCCCACCGTGCAGCGGCGACTGTCGCCAGGGCCGCGAATGCCCGGTCACCTGGGCCGCGCGCCGCCGCGCGTGGCTCGCTGCCGGCGAACCCATCGAGCGCCGCCACCCGTGGCTGTGGCTCGTCTACGTCGCCGTCGCCGTCGCGCTCGGCGCGATCGCAATCAGCCTGCGCTGGCCGCTGGGGTGGGCGTCATGATCATCGCCTGGCGCCTCTACCGCTTCCACCGCCGCAGCGGCATGCCGGCCGCCGCCGCCATGCGCCGCGCCGCCACCACTGTGTGGCGCGACTTCCGCCGCGCGCCCTACCACTGGACGCCTCTGGCATGACGGGCGCAGCATGACTGGCACACCATGAGCGCCGTGCGCATCAGCGGCCCGCTCGCCCGCGACGCCGTATGCCGCAAGAGCGCCGCCGACCGGCCCGAGAACGTGCTGTCGTGGCTGTGCGTCGAAGTGGCGCAGCCCGATGACGGCCTGCATTGCCACGCCGCGTGGCTGCTCGGCGCCGGCCCAGCCGCTGCGATTGCTGGCGACGTCAATGCCCGGCAACTGCGCCGCGGCGCGCGCGTCGTGGTGCACGCCGCCGGCTGGCACATCAGCTATACGCCCAGCCCGCACCTGGTGCTGCGCGAAGTCGACTTCATCGAGCACCCGGCGGCGCCGGCCTACCACGAGCCGCGCGCGCCGCAGCACCACGCCCCGCACGGGCCCGCCGCCGTTTTCCCCAACCCTATGGAGCCCAGGCCATGAACCTCACCCATGACACCAGCCCCGCACCCACGCAGCCGCCCGCCATCACACCCCACATGGCCATGCGCCAGGGCTGCGACGCCGAACTCGCCGCCATCAGCCAGCGCATCGCCGACGAGCAGGTGATCGCCGAAATAGAGAGCGTGTGCCCGGCCTACATCCAGGGCGGCGACAAGTGGCTCGACACCCGCTTCATGACCGACCCGCGCGAACACAGCGGCGAAGTCATCGACATGAACACCGAAGTACTGGGCTACGCCGCACAGCGCGGCATCACCGCCGCCCACCCGTTGCAGCCCTATCTCGTGCGCATCTGCGTGCAAATGCGGCCAAAACGGCGCAACCAGCCCACGGTTTAACCAGCACCCACGTGCACCACCTCGCCACCCCATGACCCGCAAGCGCTGCCACCGTCAACCCATCGCGCCCCGGTTGCCCCCAGGCCTGCGCCCAGGGCTGCGGCCCGACCAGGTGCGCGACCTGGCGCTCGTGCACGTCATCAACCTCGACATGATCGCCAAGGGCGAGGCCACCGAAAGCACCCTGTGGCAATGGGTGGGCGGCGTGCTCACCTGGAGCCGCGTGGCCGGGATGATGCACCTGGGCGAGGCAGAAATGGCACAACAGCTCGAGCTGTGCGGGCTGGTGCTTGAGCGCTACAACAAGTCGGGCCGCGTTGGCTTCAGCGGCCCGGAATACCAACTCGCCAAGATCGGCGTCGCCGTCATGGACCAACTGGCCGAAACGGTCGACCGCGACACCGCGCTCGCCGCAGCCGACTGGTCCGAACGCCGCGTCAACGCCCGCAGCCTGCCGGAGCGCGCCCATGCGTAGCGCCGTGATCCAACGCGCCGCGCTGGTCATCCTGTGCTGCGCCATCGCCGCATGCGGAGGCGGCAGCATCGACCCCTGCGCACGCTTACACGCCCGCGAGCAGATTCCCGAACAGCACTGCCCCGCGCCCACCGACCCTAGCGCGACAGCCGCCACGCACACAGCCGCGCCCAACACAGCGCACACGACAGCGCAAACGACAGCAAACCTGACCGAAACCGAAAGACCCAACCCATGATGGACATTGCAGATGAACTAGACCGCATTGGCAAGAGTGCGCCAACGGAAGTTTGGGACGACGTTCCGCCAAGTGACGCCACTCCTAAGAGTTTGTGGGCTGAGGTGCGACGGCTGCGCGCCGCCGTGGCCGCTGTTGGGGCTCGGCTCGAACTGGGGGTTGGGCGGCTGGACCCGGAGCGTGCCAGTGCGCGCGGGCTGACAGAGTGCCACGGCAATCCCCAGTGCGCGCGGTGCCGGCGCATGGCCGACATGGATGCACTTTGCGCACTGCTGCCGGAGGGCGTGCACTGGGGCGACCCGCTGACACCGGAACTGCTGCGCGAACTGCTGGCAGGCACTGCGGCGAAGCTGCTGCCGCCACAGATACCGAACGAGTTTGGGCACTTGCTGACGCCAGGTGCGCTCTGGAAGATGTACGTTGAATGATGTCCCGCCACGAGCCGCCCAACGCCAGGGTAACCGGACCCCAGCAGGCCGCGTAGGATTAGCCGAAGCGAGCCAAACTAGCCGACCTGTTGTGGGTCCGGTTGACCCGACAGTTGTGCGGCACGGCAACGAAAGGAATGCAGATGGCAACTTTGATTCAGCGACTGACGATCATGAACGACCAAGACGGCGCCAAGCACGCCGCTGAGAAGCATGCGCGGAATTTGCTGGCGGTTGTTTCGCCACCATGGGCGCGGTGAGGCACAACTCCACTGTTCAGCCGCCCGCCGCTGGATGTCCACTTGACCGCCCAGTTGGGCCTGTAGCCGGAGCGTGACATGCAAGTTGAAACAGACTGGATTCCAATGGACCAGCAGCCTGCCTATGTTGGATGGTACGAAGTACTACACCATGCAGGTGGCGTGATGCAGCGCTATTGGCGCGGCCCTTTGTGGTGGGGAATGTGCTCCGAGGAGTTTGAAATCGACACCAGGCTTGCCGTTGACCCCGGCACGCATTGGCGCGGTCTGAGCGCGCCAACCGAAGGTGTGCGGTACGAACCTATTGCAAGTCAACAGATGCACGCTGTTTCTCGGCGGATTCTGTTTACTGGCAAGTGAGGCCCAACGTTTGAGTTAAGGCGCGACCGGAGGCGGAGCCGTAGGGCGTCTCCTTGAACGAATGGTTAGGAGGCTTCTATGCAGACGAAAGAAGTGTTGATGTTCGGACAGCCGGTAGTGCTGGTGTGCGACGCGAACTGCGCGAAGGCTTGGGGGGTGAATGGCCGCCCAAAGCAACAGTTTGGCGAAGACCCTGACGACTACGCATTCTTGGCCGATGACGAACTCGGCGAGGCGCCCTACCAGCCCGGGACATACGAAGGCGGCTTCACCAAGCCAAAGACGCCGGACCAGATGAACCGCTGGTGCAGCCGAGAGTGTGAACGCTGCGACGTGGTGAGGCCATGGGAAGAACCAAAGGCCCGCAGCTTTGCGGTGCGGCTGTTCAATCAACCGTGGAAGCACGAGCCTTCTAACGTCGCCGATGAACGACAGGCACCGGTACTCCGGTGACTGTCCGCCGCGAAGATTGCTCGAAGGCGGGCGAGGGTGGCGAAAAAGACTGCGCTCTAACGTTCGAGCTAACCGGCCCAGCGGGGCCGAGAAGGACTGTGATGAAAGCTGACCAAGTAGCCGGCCCCGATGGGTCCGCGTTGAGCGAGGGGTTAGGCCCCAACGCGGAGGACGACGAGTGCAGCGCACCGCCGCGCGTGACCGACCCGCCCGCCGACCTGTGGCTGGTGTACGGCGAGCTTGAGCATGACGACACGCACTGGAACTGCTGCCGCGATGGCGAGGTGTCTTGGTGCGAGGACAAGCAGTACGACAGCGACGTGCATTACGTGCGCGGCGACAGGTACGACGACGTGCACACCGCGTTGACTGAGCTGCGCGACCGAATCAAGGCGCACCCGGCCTACGCGAACCTCACGGAAGACGAGGAAATCGACTGCGGCGGAGACACGGCAGAGTTTTCCTATCTGGCCCGCGTGGCAGATGCCGCCCTTGGGGCCTAACGGTTGAATTCAGGCGCACCCGAAGGGTGTCGCCTGGAATGAAGGGTTATGCGTCTGGGGTCGAACGGAGTAGAAGATGGAACTTGAACGAATGTGCAAACTCATTGCTGCGGTGTGCAGCGCCCTACTCGCACTCTCGTGTTCGAACCCCGAACGCGACGAGATGCGTGAACTGCTCAAGGATGGCCAAGCGCTGGTCCTGACCGATGCCGACGGGAATCGGTACGTGGTGAAGCACCACTTCGCCAACTCGTACACCATTGCCCCGGTGAAGAAATGAAGACGCATAACGTTGCCGGTAACCGGCTTGTTCGGCGGCCGGTTCCGAAGCGTGACTTTGTGGCGCACAAAAACCGCTTGCGCGCCGCCTATTGATGGCGTACATTATTGGACATGGGCAGCGAACCGCAGCCCGCAACCGGAGCAAAGACCATGACCACCGCCACCAACACCGCCGCCAGCCAATGGACCGAGATCGGCCACTACTACGAGCCGATTGCCTACTACGGCGGCCGGGTGCTGAAGTACGCCGGGATTACCTGCCCGATGAACGAGGCGCACATGATGGCCAAGCCCGGCATGTTGATGCTCGACGCCTACAAGGGCGACCGCATCACCGCCTACAAGCACGAACTGTTTACCGCACTGTGAGCAAGACGCCCGAGCCGAAAAAGCCCGGGCGGCCTGCGCTGCCGCCCGATCTGCGCCGCACCGCACGCCTGAGCATGCGAACCTATCAAGACGTGGCGGACAAGGCTGCCCGCGTTGGCACGGAGGCCTTAGAAGCCGCCATCCGGCGCATCGAGGAACCGGCGAAGTGAGCAAGACGCCTAACGTTTGAATTCAGCCGCGCCGAAGGCGTCGGCTGGAATGAAGGGTTAGGGCTGGTTGGGAGACAAGATGAGCGACGAGCAGAAAGCGGTGATGGTTGCCACGGTGCTGGAATACTGCCGCACCCACGGCGTTGACTTGAAGGAAGCGCTACATCTGCTGCGCCCTGAGGTGATTCGGTGGTGGTATGCGCAAAAGAAGGATGACAAATGAATCTGCTTTGGTTTTTGCTTGGCATTGGTCTATGTGTCGTTGCCATTTTGGTTTGGGTGGCAGCGATTTGCGACCCAGGAGATACTCGTCTATGACGACCCAGAGTGTCGATCGACAGTTTGCGCAGCGGCGCATCGGCGAGGTTGAATTGGAGAAAGCTCGCACGCTACTCAAGCGAGCGAGTGCTCAGTTATTGGCGTGGAATGAGCTGTACGGACGCGTGAGTACGACCGTACTTCCGCCCGCTGGCGACGTGCGGCTCGCGGAAGACATCGACGAGTTCTTGCGCCCTAACGTTCGAGCTAACCGGCGGCACGTCCGGTTGAGCGACCGTTATGGCGCTCTTTGCCTGCGCGGTTGCCCACCGAAAGAATGTTGAAAAATACCGCTTGCGTTTCCGGAAACGTGAACTAGAATAAACACATCGACAACGCAAACGGACTTACCAAATGAACTCCTCATGCCAAGCCACCCCCAGCGATGTTTACGAGTGCATGCTTCAAATCAAGAGCGGCAAGCGCGGTTGCATGACGCTCACCAAGAAAGAAGCAAAGGCCGCAAATCTGGACTGGTCGTTTGTGGAGAACGCGGCGTCGATCCTGGGCCTAAAGGTGCAAAAAAACGGCCGGTGGGGTTTCTTGGTGAGCCGCAAATGAGCGAGGCCCGAAAGGGCCTTGCGCCCAAGACCGCAAGCGAGCGCGTCGAAAAGCTCCGCAACGAGCGCGAGGCGCTTGGGCTCAAACGACGCGAACTTTATGTGCATGACGACGAATGGCCCAAGTTGCAGGAACTCGCAGCCAAGATCAACCGTCGCCGTGCACGCCTGGTGGCGAAGCGAGATGCGCCATAACGTTGGAATTGAGCGGCTGCGAAGCAGTCCGCTCGAATGACTGGTTCGGCGTCTGGTGGAGGAACAAGATGATTGTGCAACCGAAGCTACCGCGCGTGACGTTCTACCCAGCGCCGCCCGGCGAGCCCTACCGGCCGTGCAATGGCTCGGAGGGCGAATACTTCCACGCTATGTGGTGCGAGGAATGCGAACGCGACAAGGTGATGAACGGCGACGCCACGGTAGAGGACGCTGACAAAGACCCGGACCTGTACTGCGAGATTCTGAACCGCTCATTCCGCGACGACGAGCCGCTGCCCGAGTGGACGCGCGGTGACGATGGGCAACCGACGTGCACGCAGTTCGTGGCGAAGGGGCATCCGCTGCCGCAACGATGCGAGCACACGGCCGATCTGTTTGATGAGAGCAAGACGCCGAACGTTCGAGCTAACCGCGCCAATGACGGCGCCACAGGAGCATGAAGATGGAACAAAGCAACCCGCCGGCATTGGTCCGGTTGAGCGAGGGGTTAGGCGCGTGGTCGCCAATCGAGACGGCCCCCGACATGCCGGCCTTCAGCGCGATTGTTGCCTCTCCGATGGCGGATGGCGGCTACTTCGTCGAAGAGGCGTGGTGGGACTACGAGCGCCGCGAGTGGTGGCCGGCGAATGTGGACTGGACCGACGCGCACGGCGAGCAGCTTTATCCGACGCACTGGATGAACCTGCCAGCCCCGCCTGAAAGCGCCTAACGTAGAGTAGACCAACCGCTCAGACCGGATCGCGTTGGCCTAAACAGGTGACGTACCGAGGTTTTTATGCAATGGGCGGACTAAATTTCGGCGGTCGGTAACCATCATGCTCACCCCTGCCGATCGGTTTCGATGGCGTCAAGAGCGGATTCCGGCGGGCCCGCGAAGCCGCAGGCATGCCTGATGTGCACTTTCACGACCTGCGCCACAGCTGCGCCACCATCCTGCTCGGCCTGCGCGTGCCGCTGTACGTGGTGCGCGAGATCCTCGGGCACACCAGCATCAAGACGACCGAGCGCTATGCGCACGTGATGGTCGGGCCCCGGCGCGAGGCATTGCAGAAGCTGGGCCGTTTACACCGCGATTTACACCAGCCGCCGAAGCGGCCCCGAAGGGCCGCTGTGAGTCGTTGATTTTGCTGGTGGGCGATGCAGGGTTCGAACCTGCGACCCCTGCCGTGTGAACGCAAGTGGCAGACACCCGACCCCAGTGTGAGACGCAGGCAGACCACCCCCAAAGGGGGCATTGTCTGACCGGAATTTACACCGGCTACACCCCCAGCAGCGCCACCTCAGCCGCCCGCCGCAACACCAGCCCCGGCAGCACCCGCCCACCGCCGCGCACCCATTTGCCCAGCTCGACGGCCGCGCCATCCCAGTCCTGCGCCAGAACTCGCTTGCGCAGCGTGCTGGCCTTCAGGCGCCCGAGGCCGAGGTTGAATGCAAAGTCCGCCAGCGCCGCTTGGCGCCCCGGTGTGTCTGCAGTCGGGCACAGCCGCATCGCGCCGGGCAGGTAAACGCCGGTGATCTGCCGTTCGAGCAGCCGCTCGGCCACCTCATGGTTGATGGGCGCATCGCCGGGATGCACGGCGCGGCCGTCCAGGTAGGTGGTGGCGCCGTAGCCGATCGTCCACACATTGGCGGGGCACAGGTAGGGCCGACTGCGGAAACCTTCGAAGCGCTTGCACAGATCCTCGACGATCCACAGTGCGGGCGGCCCTGCGCTCACACCTTGCCGCCCTTGCGCAAGCTGCGGTCAACAAACCAGAACGCCAGAATACTGCCGATCACGGTGCGGTCGAATTCGCTCACCAGCAGCGGCGCGATTGCCTCGAGCGTGGCGCCGGCCTGCAGCGCAACGATGATACCGATCACCTTCGCGCCGCTGTACAGGCCGATCACCCACCAGTAGGTGAGCACCGGCCGCACGCTGCTGCTCAACGCATCGGCCCACTTGTTGCCGGTGGGCGTGGCCTGCGCGCGAATCGCATCGCCCCACGCCTGCATTTCGCCCGCACTCGCCGCCACTTCGGCCTGGCCGTGCACCAGGTCGAGCGCCTGGGTGGCGCGGGCCTGGTCGATCTTGAGCTGCAGTTCGCTCATGCGGTATTCGTGGTCCGCGTCGCGTTTGGCCGTGAAAATCTTGAACACCTCGGGCAGCAGGCGGAACAGCCCGCCACCGAGCAAACCCAGCAGTTCGATCATGGCGTCACCTGCGGATGGCACTGTTCCAGGAAACGGTTTGCGGCGGCCACCTCGTCGGCCTCCATGTCGCGCATGGGGCCGGTGCGCGTGCGCATCTGCGCGCAGCGCACCTCAGGCGCGAAGTCGATGTATTCGGCCTGCTCAAATTCTGGCGGTACTGCAGTGAACAGGTGCTGCCGGCCACGCAACATCGCCAGCCCGCGCCGGCCGTCCCACCACAGGCGAGTCTGATACAGCAAGTGGCTCACCTTGCGTTCACCCTTCGAGCTTGGCGGCAGCGTTGTCGCGCGCCGCCTTGATGGCTGCCGCCCATGCCTCCAGCTTCGCGGGGTTGCGCTTGAGCAGGTAGCGGTAGCCGGCGGCGCCCAGGCCGATGCAGGCCAGCGCACCAATGATGATGACAAGTAGCGACAAAGTGATGGATGTCATGGCGTGGTTCCCTTCTTGATGCCGCAACTCGCGGCGGGTTGAAAAATAGTCTGCCTCATCTGCCTACGACGCAGGCGCCTCATGCGGGCCACGCTCGCGCCATGCCTGAATGCCCCCCACAGTGCCAAGCGTGGCAGTGCCGGCCCCCAGTTGTTCCCAGGGAATAACGACGGGCGCCGGAATTTGCAGGCCGGTCAGCGCCGACAGCAGCGTCGCCAAGTTGAACCACAGCGGCCAGATCACCAACTGGTACCCATAGGCCCACAGGATGACCATCGCAATGCCGCGCTTCCAATCTTCGGGATTCAGTAGGGTCATGGCTCAATGCGGCGGCAGTTTCCCGCCCGTGATGAACTGATGCCAGGCGGCAGCCATGGCGCTGCCCGCCAATGCCACCGCGCCGACCCATTTCACGGCGCGCGTGAACACGCGCCCGGCGGTCACGACGTCTCGAATCTCACGCGTGACGGCGGTGTTTTCGGTCAGCAGGGTTTCCATGCCCGCCATGCGCTGCTCGATGTCGCCCACGCGCCGCTCGGTGCCGCCCAGGCGCTGGCGGATGCCGTCCAGCGCGCCTGGAATCGTTTCTTCCTCGTTCGGTTCATGCCTCATTGCCGCCCCTTGTCTTGCTCGCGCTCAGCCCCGCCGCGCTCGTTCGGCGCGGTACTCGGGAAATCAGTGTCGAATCTCGGCAGCGGCTGGTCACGCACCATCACCCAGCGGCGCCACACCAACAGCACCAGCAGCGCCAGCCAAGCCAGTGCGCCGAAGCACAGCCAGCTCATGGCGCTGCCCACCGCAACAGCATGCGCAGCAGCCACACCGGTGCGCAGAACATCAACCCACCGATGACTGTGGCTGCCGCGTCGGCGAACTCCACGCGCTCGGTGGGGCTCAGGCCCGCGGCCTCAGCGCGCGAGATTCGCGCTGCGTCGTAGGCCTCTTTGAGCATACCCACGCACAGCGCGCCCACCAGCGCAGCAGCCATCAATTGCGCGGGTTCCCGCAAGCCCCACCACCAGGCAGCCAGGCACGCGAACGCAGCGGCTGCGTAGCCGTACAGCAGGTGGCTGGCCTTGTCGGCCGGAATTTGCGGCAATGCCATGATGCGTTACCCCTGCTGCCGCAGCAGCCACAGCAGCACCCGATCGGCGCGCAGCGCGCGGCGTTTCATATCCTGAATTTGCACAAACGCCTGCGCCGCAGTGGTGGGCGCCGCGGTGATGCCGTCGGCAATGTCCACCTGCAGCACGCTAATGGCCTGTTTGAGCAGCGCCAGCTCGTCGGCTTGCGCGGTCGCATCGATCTCTGCCTGCGTCTTGGCGCGCAGCGCCCAAGTGCGGCGCACTTGGGTCGGTTCGATTACATAGCCGCCATCGCTCACCACCTCGGTGGCTGATGGCACCGGCGGCCCATCCACCACCAGCGGGCGCAGAAACTGCCGCTTCGGGTTGCCGGCCAGCGCGTCGAATTGCGCCTGCGTAATTTCCACCAGAGCAATGGCGCTGGTCTGCGGGTCGATGCGTGCAAACGTGGGCATACGGGTCTTTCAGCGCTGCGGCCAGCGGCCGCTTGATGGGGGAGTGAACGCGGCGCCGTTGGTTCGGTCCACGCCCACCGTGATGCGCACGCCGCTCAGGTAGCCGTTCATCTCGTCGCCGCCGGCCGGGTAGCGGCCGAGCGAAATGCTGGTCGGGTCAATGCTGGGCGCACTGCCCGGGTCGTAGGTGCCGTTGGTGGCCCCGCCCACCCACAGCTGGTGCGTGTTGCCGTTGCGCGTCCAGGCAAAGTGCGTCCAGGTGTCAGACACCAGCACCACACTGCCCACAATACGGGTGGCCGTGCCGTCCCACAAGTTCAGCCGGTTGGCCGGTGTGCCGCCGCTCGATCGGCGGTATAGGTACCAGTTCACACCGCCCAAGCCAATCAGCGCCTGGTCAGCCGCGCGCCCTGCGATGCGCACAAAGCCCTCGATGGTGAAGTCGCCCGCCAGCACGATGTCGGGCGTGTCCGTCGCGGTGATGTAGTCCCCCGTGCCGTCGAAACTCAGCGACACCGAGTTGCCCGGAAACGCCTGCACTGAGCTGACCTGCGCGTTTCCGGTGGCGGTGAGCGACCTGTTTTTCAGCGACGCGTCGGTGATCGTCGTGTCACCGTTTGCCCCGCTGGGATGCAGCAACAGGGCCACGTTGTTGAAGTACGGGTCGCGCACTCCACCCCCGCGACCGAACTGCCCGAGCTGCAGCGTCGGGATCATGCGTCGGTGTCCGCGTTGGTGGTGATGTACAGCACCAGGCCCATCAGGCGCGCGTCGATTGCCAGGGTGTCGCTGCCGTTCGCAGGCACTCGGCCCAGACGGAAAAACACCGTGTCTTCAGCTGCCGGCGTGCCCGCAATGGTGATGGCCGACGACTCGGGCCCCATGTAGATGTCGTTGGTCGTACCGCCCGTGTCGGTGCTGAATTGGGCCGAGCCGTAGTTGGTGGCGATCGCGTCGTCGTTGCTCGCCGCGTAGCCCTGCAACTGCCACACCACGCCAAAATTGGTGGCGGTCGCCCCGTGGCTCCACAGTGGCGCAAAGGTCACCGTTCCTTCGTCCCAGCTCTTGGGCATGGTGAGTGAGAACTGCGCAAACTCTTGCGAGGTGGTGTCGAAGTCCAGCGACCAAATGTCCGCTTGGTCTGCCGTAGTGGCAATGCCGGCCAAGGCTGCGCAGCCGTTGGCCACGCTTGGCACCATGGCTGCGGCGCTGATGTACACCGCGTGGCGCCCCTGCGTCGAGCCGCCACCCGCTGGCGCCTTGCCTCGGAACGTGAAATAGTTGGCGCCATCAGACGCCAGCAAACACCCCGAGTCGGTGGCCAGTACCAATGTGGCGGCCCCGTCTATCGTGCTGGTGGTGGGCGTGATGGTCAATGTGCCCGCACCCCGGTTCTGCACCCACATATACCAGCCGGCGCCAAAGCTGCCGGTGGCCTGCGGCAGCGTGCCGGCGATTGCTGCGGCGTTGCTGTGCGTCACCAGCTTGCCCCGGTCGCCGCTGACGTAGGTGTAGCTCGTGCCGGTCTGCGCATTCACTGCCATCGCGCCGCGCACCGTGCCGGTGGCGGTGATGGGCGAACCGCTCGCTGTTTCCACCCCGCCGGTGGCGTCCACGCTCGTCACGCCACCGCTGGCCGACGCGCCGCTGAAGTCCATGTCCACCAGCTTGTTGTTGCCAATGCTGCCGCTGCTGGCCTGCAGCGCCACGGTGAACTTGCGGTAGCCCGTGCCGTCCACCGGCGTGGCGGTCCACTTCCACAGTTGCCACTTGGTGGCGTCGTCTTGCTGCTGCAGGTACATGAACCCGGCGCTGCCCAGCGATGCCCAGAACGTGGTCAGGCTGACCGCGTCGGCCGTCTGGTCGTCGAGGTACAGCACCGTGGCGCTGGCCTGGGTGGCGTTGTTCCACTTGAACTTGCCGGCGCCGGGGTCGCTGTCCGCTGTGCTGCTGGTGTCGCTCGTGAACGTCAGGCCCTTCAGTTCAGTGCCGCCGGTACCGCCGCCTCCATTGAGCACGCCACCGGTGTCCATGCGGCCGTCCACCACGGCCGTCACAGCGCTGGCGCTGGTGGTCAGCTGGTACAGCCGCGCATGGGTCGCGGTGTCGTTGTAGTTGGTGTTGCTGGTGCTCACGCTCACCACGCCAGTGGTGCGGTGCACCACAACGTAGTTGGTGCTGCTGGCGGTCAGCGTCACCGTGCCGTCGGCCACCGTGTTGCCGTTGTAGCGCCCGCCGTAGTAGCCCCACACCAGAGCGGTGGTGACGGGCTGGCGCTTGCCGAAAATGCCCGCCGCGCTGAGCGTTTCGAAGTTCTCATTGCTCTGCACTTCGGGCGAAGCGCTGGCGTTGATGGTCTGCAGGGTCGTCATGCGGTGGCCTCAAGGGCGTAGCCCCGGCCGATGACGGCCGAAACCTGGGTGATGTGCAGGAACAGCGGCGCGCCTGGCGTCAGGCCGTCCGTCGTTTGTTCGGCCGCGGTGTAGGTGGCGCTGGGCGTGCTGGCATTGATGGTGCGCAGCACGCTGGCGTAGGCGCCGCTGGCGTAGATGTCGACCAGGTAGGCCTCGGTTTCTTCGCCGAGCGGGATGCTGATACCCGCCGGGCCCGTGGTGCGCACCGCCAGCCGGCTGCGGCGCTGCCAGGTGATGGTGCAGTTGTTGCTGCCGTTGCGTGCGACGCGCGCATCGAACGGCGAGAAGGGTTTGCGGTCGACGCCGGTGTCGGCAAAGTTCTGCGCGGGCGCGGCGCCCAGCGCGCGACCGAAGGTCACGCCTTTGTAATACCGGCTCAGGCCGATGCGGCTGGTGTCGATGGGCACGCGGCGCAGGCCGGCGGGCTGCAGCTTCACGCAGCGCTCATTGGCCACGTGCCCGCCAACAGCCCACTCGGTACCGCGCCCGCCGCGCAGCAGTCCGCTCAGGTCATACACCCCGGCGCTCACCAGCGCGGCGTCGCGGGCCTGCACAATTTCGCTGCCGATCAGCCAGGCGTTCACCGCCTGGTCATTGAGGATGGCGTCACGCGTCACGCTCGCCGCGGTGCCCAGCGCCAGGCTCACGCGCACGGTGTTGACCTCATCAAACACCCGCCCGCCACTCCACGCGCCCAGCGTGGTGAGGCACACGCCGGCTACCGCGCTTTCCAGCACGCGCACCAGCTCGGTGTATTCCACCGCGTCGCCACTGTCCAGCACCGAAGCACCCGGCCAGGGCGCAGACACGCCGCGCGCTGCAGCGTAGATGCCGCTCGAATCGTCGGCGTCGCGCAAAATCGGAATATCCAGCAGGTGCAGCACAGTGTCCACCGGCGCCACAATCGTGGTGCTCGACTCATAGCCACCCGACGTGGTGCCTCCGCTGGTCAGCACGCTCGCGTCGTCAATCACCGCGTCGAAACTGCGCACGCCGCCGCTGTCGGTCAGTTTCGTGATGCGCGCGCGGTAGGTGCTGCCGTCCACATCGGTGAGCGTCACCACGTCGGTGGGCTCGAGTGCCGCATGGTCGCGATTCACCGCCACGGGCCCGAGCGCCAGGTCAGACACCGAAATGTCGTGGATATACACATCCGCCAGGCGCTTCGCGGCGGTGGGCGTCAGCGCCAGCGGCACCTCAATCGAGCGAATGCCCGTGCCCGCGCCGATGAGCCGGTCGCTCGTCTCGCTGCCGTCCTGGTAGTCGTTGTCTGCGTTGGAGTAGCGCACCACCATCAGGGCAGGCGTCTCATCGTCGTTGCGGCGCGAAAGCGGCAGCGGCTCGGTGGGGTCGCTGGTGCTCGCCCCCATCTCGTCATAGGCGATCGTCACAACCGACGCCACGCCGCGCGGCACGAACTTGATGACGGCGCCCGACTCCACCGACTCAAACAGGTACGCCGCCGCCAGAATTTCCAGCGCCTGGCGCGTGGTGCTCACCTGCCCGACCGGGAAGCCGAGCACCACCTCAAGCGGCAGCAGCGACACGTCGAACTGCGGCGCGCTCAACCCTGCGCGCAGGCACAGGCGCTCCACCACGTCGGGCAGGAACTCGTCGACGACCACGGCAGCCACCGCGCCGAAACTGAAATCGGTGTAGCTGGTGAATGGGTTGGTGTAGGTGGCCGACGACTCGCGGTAGAAGCTGAGCTTCGTCATGTTGACTGGTGGAAACCCGCCGCCAACATTGGTGACCCCGGCGACAACGTTGTCGGTCAATCGAGTGATGGTCAAGGTCGAAGGCGATGCGCCGTTGAACAGCATCTCACCCGAATACCACGTCGACGCATCCAGCTTCGCCGTGTTGGTTGGGCTGCTCGCTCCACCGAAACCATAAAACGGACGCTGTAGCGCATCGACTGATGCTTCACGGCGCGCGCCGAAGTAGAAAACAGTGCTTGCACCATTCAGCAAAACAAACTCGCCGCTGTCGTCTTGGTTGCCCACCGGATCGGGCCCGACCCAGAATTTCCACCGCAGCACACTCACCACTTTCGGCCCGATGTCGCGAGTGATCGAATGCGGTGCTTCACCGGTGCGCGAAGCGATGTCTAGCTGCGGCCCGTAGTCACCCGCACCAATTGAGTAGGGCGACAGGCTTCCGGTGTACGGCGTCAGCCCTTCCGCAAATTCTTCGCGCAAGCCCAGAATTCCAGGCGTGCCGCTCGTGAACACCTCAAAAGTGAGGTTCGGCACCTGCCCGCTGCCGCCTAAGTTCAGGTTGCGCAACATCACCGTGCCGCGCCCGCGATAGGCCGGCGCGCTGCCAACACCTACAGCAGCCTCATACGTCGGGTCGGGCAGTTGCGCCGCGTCGCCTGTGTAGACCAGCATTTCCTCCCACACCTCTGCCAAGGCGCTGTTCGTGGCCGCCTCTTCGGTGAGCACGCTCCACACCAGTTTGGAGTTGCTCCACACGCGCGAGATACCTGCGATCTGATTCGACGACAGCAGAATCAGCGTATCCATCACGTAGGTGTAGGTCGTCTGCTCGGCCTCGGGCTGGCCCTTGCCGCCCACCTCGGTGGTGGTGGCCACCTCGCGCTTGTCGCTCGCCCAGATGATGGTGCCCGCCACGCGCGGGTGGCCCTCGATGTAGGCAATGGGCGTGCCGTAGCTGCTGCCCATGATCTTGAGGTCATCCAGGCGCGGGCCCTGCACCTGCTGCGGGCCCTCGATGGCCAGGCCGATCTGGCTGCCGATCAGTCCACCGATGGCCGCACCAACTGGCCCGCCGATGGCCGCGCCGGCGACCTGGCCGACGACGGTGAGCGCGCCGCGTACCGTCATGCCGGCACCCCTGCGCCCATCGTTTCAGCGATGCGAAACACGCCCACGATGCGAGCGCGCCAGGCGGCGTCGAGCCGGTGCTCCACCACCTTGCCGCGCGCCACACCTTGCTGGTCGAGCGCGTGAATGATGCTCAAGCCGCCGTGCAGGTAGTCGGCCGCGATGCCCAGGTGCTGAGGATGCGCGGTGTAGCGGAACGCCAGCACGTCGCCGGGCTGCGCGTCAGCGGCAGGCACCTCGCACAGGTGCTCACGGCACAGGCGCAGCAGCGTCACGCCGTCGGGCGTGCGGGCGTAGCTCATGCGCAGCAGTTCGGGCGGCAGCTCGCGGAATGCGCCGACCACGCCGCGGACGAGGCCGGTGCAGTCGCAGCCGACGCCGCGCAGGGCGGCTTGGTGTTGCCATGGCGTTCCAATCCATGCGCGCGCTTCGGCCACCACCTGGGCTGCTGTGGGCAGTGGGCCCCGGCCTGCGCCGGGGTGACGGAGTGCGTTTTGCACAGTCTCTGTCATACGCTCGTCACCGGTGCGCGCAGCATGGCGTCGACGCCCGGCAGATGCGGCTCGCCGCCGAAGTTCAGTTCGTTCGCAAACTTCGCGATGCAGTCTTCCGCCAGGCGCTTGCGGCAGCCGGCGATTGCGGTGTACGTGTCGCCGGCCACCACCGCAAACGGTGCGGGGCGCACGAGCGTGAACGTGTCGGCGGCATAGGTCTTGATCTTTTCCGAGTAGCCCGAATTCGCGCCGCCGGTCCAGGTGAACAACCCGTCGCCGAAATAGTCGTCCGCTTCAGTGCGCGCGGTGTCGGTGAACACCTGGCGGCTGGCGGCGCTGGTGAGCGTGCCGGTTTTGGTGAAGGGCCCGAGTGCCAGGTTGCACAGGCCCTGCGGCAGCGCCACGCTGCCCAGCCGGTAGCGGCACGTCTTGCTGGTGCTGGCCCCCACTGGGTTTTGCAGCACCTGCGCCAGGCTGCGCAGCTCGACGGTGTAGATGCCGCGCGCGGGCCGCACCTCGCCCAGCGCGCCGACCATCAGGGTGTTGATGCCGTCGGTGGGCGTCTTCCAGTTCGTTTCGAACAGCGTGAAGCTCGCATGGTCCCACTTGCCGGTGATCAGGTCCGCGCGCACGATACCCAGCGCTGCGTCGGGCAGGATCTGCAATTCCGCGTTGTTCACCGACAGGCCGGATGACGTGGCCAGGCCGCTCACGTTCAAGCCTGCGGCCTGGTAGGTGTTGCCCGCCACCACCAGCGGCACGTCAAGGCTGGTGTAGCGCAGCACCACCGCATCGGTGCGGGTGATGGTGATGCACTGCGCCAGCGTCTGCGCTGCCGCGCCGTAGTGCGTGAGCATCAGGGCCGGGATGGTTTTGCTCATGGGGCCGGGCTCACAATCGGATTTCCTCGAGCTTGATGCTCGGCAGGTTCTGCAGCACGCGGTTCCAATTGCCGTCGAGCTCGATCTGGTCCATAGTGTCGTCTTGAAACGTCACCGGCACGTCGAATTCACCCAGCCACGTGTAGGTGTCGCCGCCCACATGCCCGCTGATGGTGGCCACCCCGGTGTTGTTGTCCACCGACGCTGACGCCACCGTGACCACCGCGCTGCGCGTGCGGTAGATGACGGGCGTGCCGCTGATCTTGAACACCGGGCGCAGGTAGCTGATGGCGATGTGGGTGTACTTGCGGCACATCTGCCACTGCGTACCGCTGATGAAGGTCAGCGAGCTGTTCGCCTGCGTGCACTGGTAGTCGTTCCAGTCGCGTGCGCGAAAGCCATCGTAGGGCGTGAACATCACCAGGTAGAACAGCGAGCGCACCTCTTCGAAGTTCGCCTGCGACTTGATGCCGTAGCTGATGTCGTACAGGTGCAGCGGGCGCGTCCACTGAAAGTCTTGCTTCATGCGGCCCGAATTGACGATGCTTTTTTCGCGCCGCTGGCGCGGCCCGCCGCGCGACCCGCGCAGGATGTCGGTGCTGATGCGTTGTTCGAGGAATGCCATGGGCGCGCGCTCTCAGGACTTCAGAGGTTGCGCCGCGCGCGGCCGAGCGACAGCTGCGCATCGGCCGCCATCTGAAGGCGCGTGCGCGTGTCGACAGCGCCCTGCGTGTTGAATGTCTGGTTCACCACCACCGGCCCACCGCTGCTGCTGTTGTCGCGGTGGCGCGGGTCGTTCTGGCGCAGCACCTCTTCGCCGCGCCGCAGAATGGCCGGCACCTCGTCGGCCTTCAGCCCCGCAATGCCACCGCCGTGATAGCGCGGCGCGTTGATCCATGCGGCCGAGTCGACCAGTTTGTAGGTGCCGCCCGCACCCACCAGGCCGCCGTTGTGGAAAAAAGCGCCGAGGTCTTGATTGCCGAAGCTCGAGCCGGAACCAAACCCACCACCCCCGCCGAACAGGCTGGCGAAGAAGCCGCCCACCTTGTCGAAGATGGCGCCGAAGGCACCGCCGCCGGCAGCACCCGCACCGCGCCCACCGCCCACACTGGCGCCGATGCCGGAAAACAGCCGATCGGCACCGCCACCGGTGCCGCCCGCACCCAGGCTTTTCACGAAGCCGCTGATCGAGTCGGCCAGCGGCTTGGTCACCAGGTCTTGTGTCACCAGGCGAATGAGTTGCTTTTCAACATCCTTCAGCACGTCGTTGAACTTCTTGCCCTCGACGATCGCATCTTCAAACCCGCCGGCAATCGCCTCACCGCTGCGCTGCGCCAGCTCGTTGAAGCGCTGCAGGCCCGGGTCTTTGGCGTCGAAGGCGCGCTCGCGCGCGAGCTTGAGGTTCGCGTAGAAACTCAGCCGTTCGGGGTCGGCACTGGTCTTCGTCAGCTCGGCCGTCTTGGCAATCCGCTCGTCCAGGCTGGCGAGCGACTTTTCGCGCAGTGCGAGCAACTGCTGTTCGGTCTCGTTGCGGCTCAGGCCCTGGCGCTGCGCCGTGATCAGGAAGGTTTCTTCCGCGATCTGCGCCGCCTCGTTGATGCGCGTGCTGCGCTCTTGCAGGCGGTTGAATTCGGCCTGCGTGGCCAGCAGGGTCTGCAGGTTGTTCAGACGCCCACCATCTTCGCCGCCCTTGGTGAGCAGCCGCTGCGCCGCTTCGAACCGCTCGGCATTGCGCAGCAGCTCGGCGCCGTACTTGTCGCCGCTCAGCTCGGCGAGTTGCGCGTCAACATCCTTCAGGCTGCGCTGAAACTCTTCCGTCGCGCGCACGCGCTGCTGCTCAGCCACTTGCGCCGACTGGCCCGATTCGCGATACGCCTTGCTCTGCTTGGCCAGCGTGTCGACGATGCGGTTTTCAAGGTCCGCGCGGTCCTGCGGCTTGGTCAGCTTCGCTTGAAACTCGCGGAACAGCGCCACCTCTTTTTCCGCCGCTGCGCTTTGGGAGGCCAGCGCGTCGACGGCGATGGCGTTCTTCGCATCGTAGAACTGCGCGATGCTGATTTCGCTGTGCTGGTACTGTTCGGCAAGTTGCTGCTCGGAGAACTTGAACAGGTCTTGCTCGTTTTCCAGCGCCTGCTGAATGACCTTCAGCCGCCCCTCGAGCTGCTTGCGCAGCAGGGCTTCGGCGTTGTCCCCGGCGCCGGTCTTGGCAAGGGCCGGCGCGTCGCGCTTGGCGACTGGCGCTGCGCTGAAATCGGCGCCACGCCGCTCGGCCGCACGGAAGTCGGTGAACGCCTTCGCTTGCGAAGCCGCCAGGCTGCGGTTCGCATCGGCTGCAGTGGCCTGCACAAGCTGCAACTGCTTCAGCAGCCCGGTGTCGCCCGGGTTCGCTGCCAATTTGGCCTGCAGGTTCGCAATGCGCTCGGCCAGCGCGTCGACTTCCTTTTGCGCCGTGCCCAGCTTGTCGGGGTCAAGCGCCTTGCCGAAGGCAAACTCGCGCGTCAGTTTGCCGGTGAACAGATCGCCGATTTTCGTGAACGCGAATTCGAGCAGCCCGGTGCTCTTCGCCGCTTCTACAGCCTGGTCTGAATACTCCACCAGCCGATCAATCAGGCCACCTGCAATCGACACCTTCAGGGCGTTTGACGCCACGCTCAGGCGCGTCAAGTTGTCATTGAATTTTTCGCTCTTCGCGGCCAGGTCACTGCCGATCACGCCGCCGAATTTTTCGAGCTCTTTGCGTGAATCTTCAAGGCCCTTCTTGCCGCCGTTGAGCAGTGGAATCAGTTGTTCAAAGCTCTTGCCCCCAACGGCGTTCGCCAGCGCGACCTTGTTGGCCCCGTCGTTGTAGCCAGAGAATCGCTCGGCAATGTCGGCGAACACCTGGTCTGCGGTGCGCACCTTGCCCGACGCGTCGACTACCGAAACGCCGATCGCTTTGAACGCCGCCGCCTGTTCCGTCTCACCTCGCGCCGCGGCGGCAATATTCAGGTTCAGCTTTTTCAGGCTGGTGGTCAGGTCTTCGTTGCTGACATCGGCCAGCCGCGCGGCGAATTGGTAGGCGCTGAGCGTCTCGACAGCAATGCCGGTGCGCTGGTTCAGCTTGTTGAGCTGGTCGGCCGCATCGATCACGCTCTTCGGGTTGATGCGGTCGAACGCCGCGCCCAGAATGCCCACGCCCGCAGCAATGCCGGCGAAGCGCGCAGCGATGCCAATGGCCGAAGCCTGCAGCTCGCTCAGGTTGCGCTTGGCACTGTCGAATGCGGCCGACGTCTTGTCGACCGCACTGAGCGTGATCTGCGCTTTCTCAGCCACGCGTCACCTCTGCGTTGCTAGCGCCCATCACTTCGGCGAAAACAGCGCCTCGATCTGCTCCGCACTCGGCTCTACCGGGCCGGTGGGCGGCGCGTCCCAGCGCGCCAGGTCGATGAAATCTTGCGCCAGGAACTTCTTCTTGCCATTGGGCGGCTGCAGCGGGCCGTTGGCCAGCGCGGCAAGCACGGCCGCCAGCATGGGGGGCAGGCTGGCCGGGCCAACGGGTTCGACGTCCAGAAACTCCAGCCACAGCCCAAACTCCTCTGCTGACATGCGCTCGCCCAGCTCCTCCAGCGTGCAGTGCGTTTGAGCGGCCAGCCGCAGTGCGGCGCGCAGCTCGGGCTGGGCGATCAATCGTTTTTTGTTTCCGCCCTCGCAAAGCCGCCCAGGCGCATGGCCACGTCGACCAGTGCGTTGGTGTCTGGGGTGTGCTCTGCGCCGAAGATGTCCCACTGCTCTTCGGTGTAGAGCGCCTTGCCCGCCTTGTCGGTCACGGTGGCGGCAAGCAAGCGCGCGCAGAACAGGTCTGCCGCGGCTTGCGAGTTACCGTCGCCCGTGGCCCGGCTCAGCGCCAGACGCTGGCTGAGCTTGAGGGCGCACACCACCACTTCGCCGAGTGCTTCGGTGTTGACGACCTCTTTGCGCAGCGTGGGCGGCGGAAGTGGAACAGCGTCGCTCATGGATCGGCGCTTTCGTTCAGGTCGCGTAGAACGTGGGCTTGCCCTGACCTTCGAAGCTGACATTGGTTTTCACCACCTCCTGCGCGCTGCCGGTCGGGATGCCGCTGGCGCCCACGTAGGCACGGAACAGCGCCTTGCGGCCACTCGGCCAGCGCACCTTGATGCTGCGCACGGTCTTGGTGTCGTTCGCCTTGCCCAGCTCGATGGCCGCCGCGTCTTCGGGTTTGAACAGGCACCCCAAGGTCAGCGCAAAGGGGCTCGACACGGTGGGCGCGCGGCGCCGCGCGTCGTCGTGAATGGTGGTCAGGTCGGCGAATTCGTACTCGCCGCCCGAAGAGCCCACGTCTTGCACCGTGGTCATGCTCACGCCCATGGTCTTCACCTGGAACGTGCCCGAGGTGAAGGTGTTGTAGGCGGTGGAATCGACGCCCTCGAGTTCGAACGTGTTGCCCGCGCCGTTCACGTTGGCCACGCGGAAGTCACGGCCGTTGAGTTCGATCATGCCCGCGGTGTCCAGGCTCACGGTGTCGCCGTTCGCCGGGTCGGTGCCCGAGGCATACGACACCACGGCCGGGTTGGCCTTGGTGATGGTGGTGATGGTCACCGCGGTGGCGGCGGCGGTTTCAACGTCGATCTGGGTCTTGACCCAGAAGTCATAACTGGTGGCCATGGTGCGCTTGCCTTTCTTGAAGGGGGTTCAGGTCGTGTGGGGCTTTTCGAGTCTCAAACGATCGTGTCGGGCTCGTCTTCGTAGGTGTTGAACTCGGCTCGCAGCGTCACGGTCACCAGGCCGAGCACGGCCTCGCCGTCTTTCTGCATGGCGCGCTCGATGCGCCGGGTGCTGATGGCGGTGCTGGTCAGTGCGGTCAGTGCATCGGGCGCGCCCGGGGCGTTGAAAATCACCGTCAACGCCTCGGAAGCCAGGGCGTGCAGCGCATCGTCCAGATTCGCTGCCGCCTTGGCGTAGCCCTGCAACTCCACCTGCAGCGCGTGGCGCTGCAAGGTCGGCGAATGCACGGTCTGCGGCTCGATGTCTTCATCCACCGCCACCACTTTCCAGGCCGGCAGGCCGTCTTCGGAAAGCGGCCACGCGCGGCTGGTATAAACGCGCGTGCCGGCCAGCGGCTGGCCACTCAACCGAGCGGCCAGCGCGTCAACCACCTGGGCGGCTGCGAGCGGCAAGGGTCAGCCCTCGGCGCTGCGCGAGCGGCGGCGCGCCGGCTCAGGCGCAGCCTGAGGCGCTGGCGCCTCGGCCGCACCGCCAGCCTGCGCCGCAGCGCTTGACGTGGCTGCACCGCAGGCCAGCAGCGCCGCTGCAGCCTCGTCCGGCACGTCGAAGCTCTCGCCCGGGGCGATGAGCTTGCCGTCGTGCTGGATCGGGTCAACCGCGACGAGCCGCGCCACGATCACGCCACCGCGTTGGTGATGAGGTAGCCGGCCGATGCCGAGGCCAGCACCGGCGCTTCGGCCCGCGTGACCGGGAACAGCCAGCTTTTGGCGTTGCGGTCGTAGTAGGCCTCTTCGGCCAGCGGGTAGCCCTGCAGGGTGTAGGTGTAGCCGTAGGTCGGCGCACCCATGTCGCCCACGCTGGCGGTTTCGGTGTAGGCAATCACCACGTCTTTGCCCCACACGTCGCTGAACACACCGGCGTCGCTGGCGAAAATGGCGTCACCCACCAGCACCCGGTCAACGCCGAACAGCGCCGCCAGAATCTCGGCGGTGGCCACGTCGCGGCCGGTGTACTTCATGCGGTCCACCACGATCGGGTGTTGGCGCAGCTTGCTCATCACCGCAGCGCCCATCACCACCGTGTTCGGGCGCTTGCCGGTGGCAGCACGCACCGCCTCTTTCGCGGTTTCGATGTTCTGAATCGGCTGGCTGGTGCCCGTGAAGTCACTCCACTGGCCGGTGCCCGACAGCGTGACCTTGTTGCCAGCGCCGTAGCTGGCGGCGGTGCGCGCAATGTCGGCCGCCTGCTTCTCCAAGCGCAGCGCCATGATGGAGCTCACCTTGCGAATGGCCATCGCGGCATGGTCGATGCTGGCGCTGTTTGCACCCTCTTGCATCACCTCGATGGGCACTTGCCCCTCCAGGCCGTAGTCGACCAGCGCGTAGGTGCTGCCGCTGTAGCCGAACTGCACGCGCTTGGTGTTTTCACCCGGGGCGCGCTGGCTGCCGTACAGCATGAAGTCTTCTTTGCCGAACGTGATGATGTTGCCGCCGCGCAGGGCGACCGGCACGCTGGGAAACAGGGCTTGCGCGACCATCTCGCTGTTCATGTAGCCCTGGGCAATGGTGGTCAGGATCGGGTCGACGATCCGTGCACCGGAGGGGGTCATTTGGGGCATGTTGCTTTACTCCGAGTTGGGGTGTGGGGTGGGCGGGTCAGTTCGGGATCAGCAAGATCTCGATCTGGTCACCCGCGCTGGCGGCGGCGGTGAGAGCCACGCCGATCGACACACCGGCCGACTTGGTGACCACTTGGGTGGCAGACGCCACCTCGACCAGCGCGCCCACGGCGATGGCCGCAGACGCAATGGCAATGGTGGTGCCCAGCGCCGTGACGGGCACGCGCTGGCCCGACACACCGGCGGTCTGGGCGATGCCCACCGCACGGCCCGCGGCGGTTGCGGCCACGCCGGCCGCAGTGACGGGCGCGTACTGCGCCACGGTGCCGGTGAGCGCCACACCGATCTGAAGAACGCTGATTGCTGCGACGGCCATGGCTTACGCTCCTTGCTGCTGAATTGCTTTGACGGCCGCCACGTAGTCCGTGCCGGGGTGGGCTGCCATGTAGGCTTTCGCCTTGGCATCGATCTGGGCCTTGCTGTCCGCCGCCTGGGGCAGCGGGTCAGCCACGGCCACCGGCGCCGGTTGCGGCGCTTCGCTGGCCAGTGCTGATGCGTTCGCGCTGCGCAGGCCACGCTCGGCGGCGTTCACGGCCATGGCGGCGTCGCCCGGCGTGCTTTTGCCGTCGAACTTGAGCTTGGCAATGAGGGCCTCGTGGCCGGGGATGAGTTGGGCCTCGATGGCCTGAATGCGCTCGCGCTCGGCGGTCGCGCCTTCGGCGAGCAGGTTCGCCACGATGTCGGGCGAGTCTTGCTCGATCTGTGCTCGGGTCAGCGGCATGTCTGTCGCTCCTTGGGAGGTTGGTTTCATGGGGCGCGCGGCACCGGCGCTGCGTTGATCGTTGAGCTGCGCAATGAGGGCGTCGAGCGTGGAAACACCGTCCACGAGCCCGGCCTGCACGGCTTGCTCACCGATGAAAACACGGCCGTCGGCCATGTCTTTGAGAACCTGCGCTTCGCCCACGCCGCGCTGCGCAGCCACGGCCTTGACGAAGAGCGAATAGGTGTAGTCGACCTGGTCTTGAATGGTGGCGCGGCCCGATTCGGTGAGCGGCGCGTATTGGCTGGCGGCGCGCTTGAACTTGCCGGCAAACACCTCGGTGGTCTTGATGCCACGCTGCGCCTCGGCGCCCGACACGTCCACATGTGTGGCCACCACGCCGATGGAACCCACGGTGGTGGTGCCGTCGGCGATGAACACTTGCTGCGCCGCAGAGCCGATCCAGTAGGCGGCCGAAGCCATGGTGCCGCTGGCCAGCGTGACGATGGCTTTGCTGTTGCGTGCCGAGAGCACCACATCAGCCAGGGCCTGCGTGCCGTCCACCGTGCCGCCAGGGCTGTCGACGGCGAGGATGATGGAGTGCACCTGCGGGTCGGCCAGCGCGGCGCGCAGGTCACGCGCGGCGAGCTCGGTGCTGGTGCCGCCGGACACCTGCATCAGCAGGTTGGCGCGCTTGGCAATCACGCCTTCGATGGGCAGCACGGCCACGCCGTCTTGAATGGTGTATCCCTTCGGCTCGTTCGCCAGCGGGCGGCCGATGCGCTGCTCAACGCCTGCAATGTCGATTTTCTCGCCGCGCAGGTGCGTGGCGTAGATGGCCTGGATTTCCAGCAACTTCGCGGGCTCAATGGCCCAGGGCGATGTGAGTACGTCGAGGAGTTTCATGCGCGCTGGGTCAGTTGCTGCGCACTCTAGGCACCGCAGCGTCTCAAAATAAGGGAGGTTTTGAGACGAGGCTGCCCACCCGCCTGTCACCCCAGCGAACGCCGGGGCCCACTGCCGCAACCGCGCGCGCCTACACCCGCACCAACCGCAACAACTTCAACGCCCCGTCGTTGATCGGCAACACCGCCCGCACCTGAAAACTGCGCGAGCCGGTGGCGAACGCGATGGCCAGCGTGTCGCCCTCAGTCAGCGCGGGCCACTGAACCACCGGGCACAGTGCCGCCGGGCCGCTGACCTCAACGCCAAATTCTTCAGCCACCGCACCGTTTTCATCGTAGATCACCGTACCGGGCGCGGCCCCGAAGGTTGCGGTTTCGGCAAAGTCGCTGGTGTTGAAAAACGCGGTGAAGTCTTCGGTCATGCTCATGTTGTGGCCCTGCTTGGTTCGCTGGTTTGCGCCGCTCAGCCGTGCGGCCGGCGGCTGGCGATAAATCGGTATTCGGCCAGCGCCTTCATGGCGGCGAGTTGCTGGTCGGCCTGCGCCCAGCCGGTGCGCAGGGTTTGCGCGCTCAGCGACGGCGCAGCCAGGCTGGCATGCGCCTGCGCAGTGGCTGCGCGGTGGCTGATGGCGCTGCTGCGCAGCCGAGCGCCGGCCGACGCTGAGGTGACGACATGCCGCGCCGGCTCGCGCAGCGCGCGTTGCTTGCGGGTCGGCTGGCGGAATGCGAAGCCGCCGCCGATGGGTTCTGGCTGCACGGTCACCGCCGCAGAACTCGCCGCCGATGCGCGCACTCCCGCCTGCGCCGAAGCGCTTGTGTTCACCCCACTCGGGGTGCTGGGCGTAGTAGCAGCATCGGCACGCAGGCCTGCACTGCTTGTTGCGATGGCGCTGGCGTTCTTGGTGGCGGCATCATCGGCGCGCAGCGCACCGCGACCCGCCGCGACCGCTGGCGAAGCCTTCGCCGCGACAGCCGCGACTCGCAAGCCGCCCAGCGCAACCTCGACAGCGACGACGGCCTTTGCCGCCACCGCGTCCGCGCGAAGGCCACTGCTCGACGCCTCACCGAGGGTGAGCGCCTTCGCGGCCGTTGCATTGGTTCGCGCACCAGCGCGCGCCGCGGCCGATGTGGTGATCGCAATCGCCGGCGTTCCAATTGCCGAAGCGCCTACCCCGCCGCGCGCATGCGACGCATAGGTCACGGACTTACTGGCTACATCGGCCGCCCGCAAGCCTGCACTGCCATGTTCGGCAAATGTCAGCGCCTTTGCCGCTGTGCCCGTTGCCAGCGCACCCAGTCGCGCGTCGGCGCCCCAGGTTAGTGCCTTGGCCGCGCTGCCTTGCGCGCGTGCGCCTGCGCGGGCGCTGGTGGGCTCGGTGAGGGCTTTGGTGCTGCTCGCTCGCCCGGCTGCCCCCGCCCGCGTCTGAGTTTGCTGGATCAGCGTTTTGACGGCCCGCGCTACCGCAGTGAGGCCAGCGAGGCTCGTTCCCTTACTGGTTGGACCCCCGCCGCCGGCCGCTGGTTCCAGTTCATCAGCGAACCACTTTTCGACGATCAGGAACCCGCTCACACCCAGTTCCTCACGTCGAGTAGCGTTCTCGTGTCGATTGGCGGATCATAAAGCGCAGGATGCGATCTGGGCTTGAGCCGAGCCGCGATTGGCGCCAACTCAAATGCGGCAATTAACATGCCGTATCTTGTCGACGAGGCAGTGGTCATTGATAAGGCATATGATCCTGCCTGCACTCCATCTCTTCCGCCTAATCCAAAATCACCGCCGACAACTTGAGTCAATAATGCAGTATTAACACCGTGAGATAGCGTGAATGCAATATCCCATGCCGTAAACAGACCGACAACATCCGTAGGCGCAGATGTGCTTACCTCCGAGGATGTGTGCGTGGTTCCACTGGCCGCAGTGATTGTGCCTGTGCTGCTCGCGTGATATGCGCCTGCGGTTTTCCATCCTGAAAACTGCGCAACTCCGATTGCCCGAAAGTCTGCGGCCGCATCAAATGTTACAGTAACGACATTTGCTGCATTCCCTTGTATATTAAAAGCGGCCCAAATTTCGAGCGTGTTACTGCTATCTAAATGTACGACTGACCCGCATGCATTATATATATTGCCGGCCGTGTCCGTGATGTTAGTTATTATTCGCTGAGGGGACGTGTAGTTATTTGTGAGGACAACAATCGCATTGCCGCCTATATGGTTTTGTGCCGCGGCCGCAATGGTCGTTGATGAAACGGAATCATTGTTCGAAGTAGAATTTACATAGGGCATATAGTTACGGCCCTTCGTGAAAGATCACCGCACAGCTTATGGTTGGATTCGCAGCACTGGTGAAGTGGCAAGGCCTGCGGACAGTGACAAGGCGAGCGCAGACGCGTGATGGGATTTACCAGGTGTAGACCCGGACCTCCCCGCGCCCGCCAGCGCCACCGTTCCCGCCGACGCCAGTATTCGCACCGACGCCGCCGCCGCCGCCACCGCCGCCAACCGCGCCGCCTGCCCCGCCCGCAGCGCCGGCGGTGTTGGCAGAGATCGTGCCTCCTCCTCCGCCACCGCCCGCACCACTCTGCAATGAATTGCCGTCTGCGCCGGCCGTCCCCGCCGTTGGCGAGGCGCCGCCTGTCCCAGCCGCGCCACCGCCGCCACCAGCTGCTGTGCAGACGTTAGACGCACCCCCCGCGGTTGAAGCTATCAGAGCTGGCGTAACCGTAGCGCCACCACCGCAGCCACCGCCGCCTCCACCCTTGAGCGATGTCCCGCCCGGGCCATTGGCCGGGACGTTCGTATGTCCGCCACCGCCGCCACCGCCGGATTCTGCATACCCGCCTGCCGACCCGTTGGCGCCGCCGATCGCGCCGGTTCCGCCGACATTGGTCAGCGCCCCGGTGCCAGGCAAACCCCCAGCGCCCCCAGCCGTCGTCCCGGTCGATCCAGCGCCACCAGTGCCCCCACCACCGCCACCACCGCCAGCCGTGGATGCGTTGTCGCCGAGCTGCCCACCGCCGCCACCATAGGCGACAACAGTCGTTCCGAAGCTGGAATTCCCGCCGATGCCGCCAGCGGTTCCATCAGCGCCAGATGCGCCACCAGCACCAGCAGTGCCGCCAGCGCCGACCGTCACCGATACTGTAGCGCCGAGCTGCGACGCCATCATGTACTCGCGAACGAAAGCCCCACCGCCGCCGCCACATCCGCCAGTGCGCACAACTGCACCCGTTTGGCTCGCGCCGCCGCCACCTCCACCGCCGCCGCCAACGCAGACGGCCATGACAATCGATGGAGTGAAACTGGTGGGCTTCGTCCAGGTTGCTGCGCCTGGCGTGCTGAAGACCTGAATGTCAACCGGACCCGATGGCAATTTCGGCACACCGTCCGTCGAGTAGTGAATCCACGTGCCAGCTGCGTTGTAAGCTAATACCTCACCGGCGAGCAGCGTTGCCTTGATCACCGTATTCGTGTTCGTGCCATCCTCGCGCGTAAGCGTCACGTCGCACGATGTCGAGGCGTGATTGTTTCTCAGAGTGAGTTCAATCACCCGCTTGATCAGGGATGCAGCCCCGGTCAACAATGTCTGCGTTGTGGCCGTGGTAATGCTCGCAACGATCGTCGGCGCCGTCACTGTTCCGTCGACAACCGGTGGCGACGCAGTGCTGACGGCAACAAGCGAGCCGGTAACTTCGATGTCAGCCGCTGCGCTCGTGATGACGCGCAGCAGGTGATTTGTGCCTGAACCGATCAGCATGATTTCCTAGGCATCGAGACGAATCGAATGCGGACTCACGGCAAGCGTTCCCTGCGCGCCGAACGTCTCTTCCACGATCACCGCCATCACGCACTTGCGCCCCGGTTCGGTGGTGAGGTCGATGGCCGCGCCGCCGGCCGTGGCGCCGACTTGGAACGTGTCGGTCGTGATGGTCGGGCGAACGAAGTAGACCGTGCCTTCGGTCAAACCGCCGGGCACGGTGTCGCCATAAAACGCAATCTTCTGGTCCGCCACCAGGCCGTGCGCCGGTATCTTGACGGTGTTGGCCGTCAGGTCGACACTGAATTCCTGCTCGGTGCCGCCATTGGCGATCATGCCCAGGAAGTTGCCGGCGGTCACCGCGTCCCACATGCCGATCCAGCGCACCGTGGTGGCGGCCGGAATGTCGAACGTGGGCGTGTTGCTGGCGGTGCGAATTTCACTCGCCGCCGCGCCGTAGGTGACGCTCTTTCTTGCATAGGCGGGCGTGCCGCCGGTCACCTCATTCGTGCCGGTGGTGGAATAGGCGGTGTGCGCCGACAGGTGGGTGCCGGTGAAGCCGCCGAGCATGGCGTTGCGGGCTGCAGTGGTGAATGACATGGCGGGGGCTTCCTTGAGTTCGGTTCAGTGCTGATCAGTTGACGGGCACGACGCGCTTGATGCTTTGGATGTGGCCGCGCTCGTCGTGCTCGATGATTTCGTCGTACACCTCTGTCTTGGGCATGCTGAGGTTGATTTCGGGCGCCTCGACCTGCACGCTGATGGCGGGCGGCTGCACCGTCACGTTCACGTCGGGCGGCTTGGCCGGGTTGTTGAAGTGCCAGGCCATCGCGTTCTTGAGCGCGGCGTCGGCCTGGTCGTTCGCGGTTTCCTCGGGCGTGGCTTCCGGCGGTGGTGGCGGCACCATCACCACCGGTTCCGGCGGCGCCAGGCCGGGGTGCTCAAGGCCTGCCTCTTTGCGCGCCTCGGTTTCCTTCAGGGTCTGGCGGTGTTTGGTTTCCCAGTCGACGCCATCGTGCAGAATGCTTTCGGCCTGAAGGGTGCTGATGCCCAGCTCCACCCGCGCCCGCGCGGCGTCAACCTCTTTGCCGGGGTCGATGGACCCAGGCCCGTCGCCCACCCATTGGCAGCCAGACCAGGCGTGGCGCGAAACATCGTCCGCAAAGAAGCCTGGCGCAGCAATGCGCCCGGCTGCCACCTCTTCGCTGAGCCACAGCTCATACACCGGCTGGCACATGTGGGTGGCCAGCCAGTCCCGCCAGCCGTGGAAGAAGCGCCACGCCATCAGCAGCGCGCCGCGCGCCGCGCTGTAGCTGCTTTGGTAGTGCATCACCAGCACTTCGTAGGGGATGCCCAGGGCCATGCCGATCTGGCGCACGCACGACGTCACGAACGGGTCAAACTGCGCGTTCGGGCGGCCGGGGTTGCTGGTCTCGATGCTTTCACCGGGCAGCAGGTTGACGGCCTTGCCGGATTCGAGAGCGCCGCTCCAATTTTTGGAGCCTTCCACAATCGACTCCTGCGCGTCTTGCGCGAACAGGTCTTGAAACGCGTTCGGGTCCATCTTCACGAACACGCTGAACAGGCCCGAGGTGACTGCCGCTTGCAGCTCGGCGTCGGTGTAGCGGGCCAGTTGTTTGAGCGGTTCGATCACCGGCGCCAGAATGGGCACGCCGCGCCGCAGGCCTGGGCGCAGCTGGCGGAACAGGTGCAGAACATTGCGCCGCCCGGTGCTGCTGCCGCGTGCGGCCACGCGCGTCCAGGTGATGCTGGCGGTGTTGCGCGCATCCCCCGGGTGTTGGCTGGCCACATGGTAGGCGATGGCCTCGCCGGTCACGGGGCTGTGCTCAATGCCGGCGGTGAGCGTGGCGGTGTCTTGCTTGCGGTCCGGGTTGCAGACCAGATCGGCCTCGATCACCTGCAGCGCCAGGCGCGGCTCGCCACCTCCAGAGCGCGCAACGCGCGGGGTCAGCACGAAGGTGTCGCCGCTCACCAGCGCACCGCGCAGCCCGAGGTCTTGCAGGCCGTAGAAGTTCTGGAAGCGCGCCAGGTCGCAGTCTGCGCATTCGGCCCAGGCCTTGAAGCGGCGCCGCACGTCAAGCTGCCACTGCGCGGCCTCGTCTTCATCCAGCCCGAGGTATTCGGCGTCCACCTGCGGGTTGCACGACAGCCCGGTGCCCACCGCGTGCGCGGCGGTGGTGTTGATCACCCCCGCCGCGATGGGCGCATTGCGCTCGAGGTCGCGCGAGCGCTGGCGCAGCATGGGCAGGTCGACGATGACATCGCGATCGGGCGAGCCGGCTTGCGTGGTCCACGCGGCGAGCGCAGCGCGGTCGATGCGCGCGCCGGTGTAGCCGCCGGCAATGGCCAGCATGCCGCGCGCCTGCAGCCGGCGCATGGCGAGCTGGGGCGCAACGTAGGCCAGCGCCTTGTCGAGCAGGTTCTGCGGCGCGAGCTGCGGCGGCTTGGCAGGCTTGGCCATGGGTCAGGTGCGGGCGGGCATGGTGCGGTCGGCGCCGGGCGCGTCAGCCGGCGGGAACGATGGTGCGGGCACGGCTGGCGCCCGTGGCAGCAGCGGCCAAAGTGGTGGCGCGATCATCCCAGATTTCAATGCCCTTCTGAATTTCGGCCAGGTTCGCGCGCGTGAGCTTGCGCCCGGCAATCTCGTAGGATTGCCCCGACAAAACCGCATATTCGGCAGCAAGATAGGCAGCAAGCTGAACCTCAGCCTGCGCAAGTGAAATTCCGGCCATGAAGGTGCGCTCCTGTGCGGAGGCACTCTAGGCAGCGCGGCGTCTCAAAATAAGGGAGGTTTTGAGACGACCAAGCGCATGGCGGCTGGTCTGCGGCGTATCAATGGGCGACCTGCGGGCGTATCGCGCGACCATTGAGGCCAGGCTTGGCTTTGCGGATCGTCGTGCTGACGTTACGCCGCAGAATGTGCGGTCGAATTCAAGTTAGCCTCACCCATTCAGACCGTAATGCCGCGCAGAGTTCCCAAGCTGCGGATCATCCGCACTACATCGCCCTCCATCACAGCCTCTTCTGCGGCACGCAAGTCACGCTCGATAAGCATCGCGGCAAGCGTGCCGGCCGGGCCTATCTCACGATACTGGCCCAGCACCTCGCGCACGCGGTTAATCTCTTTTGGCAGTGCAAGCCCTAGTGTTTCCATCTGTTCGCTAATAGTCGTTCCTTGCTTGTTGTCCACCTTGACAGGGTGCGCCTAAACCCGCCACTGAAGCGCACCCGGGTACGGGCCGCGTGCCGGCAACGTTATGCGCCGAAAATCATCACGGCATTGCTGTCGCATCGCCTCCACGGCGCGCGCAGGTCTTTTGACAATCGCTGCGTGATGCCGATATTGAGGAACCCGGCGCCAAGACTTTCGTAAGCAACCTCCACGGTGCCGGTTTTTTGCAATATTTCTGCAGCCGCCACGTAAAGTGCCCGGTAGGCCTCGGGGCTGGCCGCATCCGTAGAGTCGAGCCCTATTGGCGTTGTTTCATTGGTCATCGTCGCACCTTTCCGCAACTCAGTCTCGCGTTGATCATTATGGAGGCGGCCCCTTCTTCATCAGCCGGTACAGCGTGGCCCGGCTGATGCCGTGCTCACGCGTCACCTCGGCGGTGGCGGTGTTGCTCAGGCCTTGCTGGTAGGCGCGGCGCGCCACTTCCGGGGCGATGCTGGGTCGCCCGGGCTGGCCGGCTTCGGTCTTGGGCATGCGGTACTTCTCTCCGCCGAACATCGCCCGAAACGCCGGCATCAGTGCGTCAGCCTTCGCCTCAAGCACCTGGCGCGGGCACTCTTTCAGCTCGCTGGCCAGCGTCTGGACCACGATGTAGCGGAACACGTCTTCGTGGTTCATCCGCGCCGCTCCCCGGCCCGGCGCATGCCGGACAGCGTGATGCGCCCGCCCAGCAGCGTGGGCGGTGGCGGTGGCGCATCGTCCGGCTGGTTTGCCGGCCGCGCTTGCAATTCAGCGGGCGCCTCGCCTTCGGGCGTGTCGAACAGGTCGCCTTCGAACGACACTTCAAGCCGCTGCCACATGCGGTCGGTGTAGCGGTGCAGGTCCATCGCGTGCGCGGCAAAGATGGCGTAAACGGTGCAGTCGAGCTTTTCGTTGCGCACGCCGCTGGGCTTGACCCACCGATACCGCTCGCCGCTGTGCGTGCGCACGGGCACGCGGCTTTCGGCGGTGATCTGCCGGAAGAAGTCTGCCGACAATTCCTTGCTGAGGTGCACGTAGCCGGGCCCGGGCTTTTGCACCTTGAACCGGCCGTGCAGCAGGTCTTTGGCGGTGTCGGTGCCCACGTGCCACAGCCGCACGCCACGCGGCACGATCTTTCCGCGCACGTTCACATCCTGCAGGCTGCTCTTGCCCTTGACGGGCTTGCCGTCGATGCTGTCACCCTTGACGGCGAAGAAGTTGTTCCGCGCATGGCTGCGCACGAAGTTGTAGGCCTGGTGGGTGTAGTGCCCGCCGGTGTCGATGGCTGCGGCCTTGATCTTCATCGGAATGCCGCAGGCGTGCTTCACTGGGCTTTCGAGGTAGGGCAGCAGCTTTTCATCCCACTCGCGTTCGTCGGCGGGGTTGCCGTGGATCACCATGTCGTCGACGCACCACGACTCTTCGCCGCGGCCCCAGGCCCAGATGACGACTTCCCAGCGATCGCCCTGCACGTCGACCCCAGCGGTGAGCACTACACCGCCGCGCGGAACGACGCGCAACTTGTAGTTGCCCTCAAGCTCCGCGCGCTTTTCGAGGGCGGTGGCATCGGTGCGTTCGAGCTCGACCTCGTAAGTTTCGCCGCGCGTGGTGTTGATGAAGGTCTTGAGGTCGGAGTCGTCGCCCTGCTTCGCCTTGCGCGCCGCCGCAAGGAACTCGCCGACGATCGAGGTCCACGCGGCTTGCGGGCTGTACGCCGTCCAGGTGAAAAACGCGATGTGCCGGGGCGGCGGCACTTCCTGGCCGTCTGGGGTTCGAAATTTCAGCGTGTTGGTGTCGCTCTCATCGATCCACAGGCCGGCATCGCTTTTCCAGCGGCCTTGCCAGTTGGCCAGGTATTCGGCCTGGGTGATGAGCGCGCCGCAGTGCAGGCACAGGTGGGCGGCTGTCGACGGGTCATTGTCGCGCCACTTCATGCCGTGCGCTGCACCCTTGCCGCCCCACTCTAGCGTGTGCTCTTCGGTGCAGTGCGGGCAGCGGATGAAGTAGCGCATGCGCGCGTCGGCTTCGGCTTCGCGCGACTCGATGAGGCTGAAGCCTTTCAGCTTGGGCGTGCTGCCGGCCACGGATTTCGGGAACGTCGCGCCCTCGATGCGCTTGTCACCCAGCTTGAACGGGCTGCCTTCGTTTTCAATGTCGGTGTCGAAGCCGTCGGCCTCGTCGTAGTACACCGTGTCGACGGTGATTCGCCGGTAGTTCTTTGCCGCCTTGCCGCCGCGCAGGTGCAGCAGGCAGCCGATGAAGCGCTTCTTCTTCATCGTGTTGTCTTTGCTCTTGCGGTTGACCTTCGGGAACACGCGGCGCATGGCTTTTATGTCGCGCAGCGCGGGCTCTAGCTCGGTGGTGGTGAAGTCGTCGCGGTCTTCATCGGTCGGCTGATACACGACCTGGTTGCGCCGCTTGTGCTCGGCCATGTAGCACACGGCGCCGAGAAAAATCTTGGTGTACCCGGTGCGGGCGGACTTGCGCCAGGTCACGGCCTCGATGCCGTCGTGCCCGATGCAATCGGCAATCGCCACCTGGAACGGGTAGAAGGTCCACGCACCCTTTTCGTAGCTGCTTTCCTCGCTGAGGTAGAAATGCTGCTCCATCCAGGTGGACAGCCGCATCGGTGCGGGCACTTCGAGCGGCGCCAGGCCGCGCCGCGCGCATCGGTTGATCTCGGCGCGCACGTCATCTTCGACGTGCAGCATGCGGGCCAGCTCGGCGTGGTCCATGCTCAGGCCGCAGCCGCCTCAATTTCGTCTTCGTCGCCTTCGTCGTGCTCGGCGTCTTCAAGCGACACTTTCGCAGCCAAGGCGCGACACTTAACCACCTCTTCGTCAATGATGGCCAGGGCACTGGGTGGAACGTCAGGCAAGCGGCGCTTGATGCGCGGGATCAGCCCATTCAGTACCCCGGAGACTCCACCAGCGAACTTACCAAGCACGACCTCAAGCAGGGCAATCGACGCCACCTCGCGCCGACTCTGCGCGTTTTCCATCGCCACGCGGTCGGCCTGTTCACGCGCCAGGCGGGCACGTTCGCGCGCCAGTTCGCCGTCAGCACTGCGCCCGGCGGCTTGTTCGCGCAGGTGCTGGCAGTACGCCAGCAGCCAATCGCCCAGCGTGGCGCCTTCGGGCAACACGCCGGCGCGGATCTGCTCACTGACAGCCTGCTGGCTGATGCCCACCAGCACGCCGAAGCGTTCCTGGCTCACAGCCTCAGCCAACCACCCCGCCACCACCTCATCCGCCATCACAACCCCCTAAGGAACTGCACAAAACTAGAGAC